TGCCGCCCTCTTCGCCCAGGAGCAACTTGAAACTGAGCCGATTCGTCTCGGCGTGCATCGCGGCGTGGACGGCATGCGTTAGGCCCGCTTCCACGATACCCACCATGGCTTTGGCGCCACCGATGAGGCTTTCCGCAAAGAACGTTCCCGCCGCCGCCGCCGATGCCATCATGGGCATCGAAAACGTATCTTTCATCGTGCCGGCGAACGCCTTCGCAAAGGTCGGCTTGCCTAGCTTTTCCTGCTCCTTGGCAAGGTCCTTACGCGTCTGCAGTAGCTTTTGGTAGCCGCGCGGATCGGCGCGGAGCTTTGCGAGTTGCTCCTCGGCCCGCTTTAGTTCGTTCGCGTGGCTCGTGCGCTGCTTTGCCGTCGCGAGCGCCTTTTGCTCCTCGCGATTCGCCTTTTGCGCGGCTACGCCGATCTTGCCAAACGCCTGGCCGAACAAATGCGCGTCGAACGTCCGTTGTGTGCGCTGGGCCTGTTGATCGATACGCTTTAGAGCGTCCTCCGCTTTCTTGGCCGGGCCAGAAACTACCTCGTTGAGCTTTAGCTCAATTCCGAAAGTTTCCATTTACGGCCCTTTGCTGTAGGCGTCGCGTAGGTGCGTCAGGCATTGCCACGCATCGGCGAGGATCATGAATCCGATCTCTTGATCGGGCGTGAGCGCGTGCACTGCATCGGGCCCGAGGAGTGCGGCGGCGAGGAAGCGCGCGGCGAGGAGCGGGTATTTACGCCGCTGCTTGAGATCATCCCAGGCCCCTACAATTTTTTTGAACGCACTTCGACGGAGGCGCCCGCCGCCTTATGGATCTCTTCTGCGAAGTTGATAACGAACGCCGGCTTTGAATCGAAAATGCGACGGCATTCGTCGCGGTCGGGGAAACGGAGCTGAGCGAGCGCCGCATGCTCGACGGCTAGGCGCAACTTGTCGAGTTTGACCTTCTCTTCCTTTTGCTCGTTTGCCGTCGATACGTCGTCGAGAAATTTCTTGTACTCGTCGCGGTTGGGCCCCGACATGATGAAGCAATAGCAATCGTCGCCGTCGACGGCTTCAATCAAGTGGAGCGAGCGATCGGGAAGGCGGTTCTTCCACCCGGTGATATCGTCGGCCGTCGGATCATTGAAGCGCATAGAACCCCCGAGGTAGCGTTACGAAGCGTCCGCGAACATATCGATCCCGTTCTTGCGAACGCGGGCAATGCTCATTTCGCAAGTTACGGCCGTAGCGTCGTTACCCTTCTGATTCGGGCTTCCGACCTTGGTAATGCGGCAACCGCGCAACACGTCGGTGCGCGTGTCGATATCGTTCACCGAGTAAGAAACGGTGATATCGAAATCAACCGACATGAGCGGGACGTTGTTATCCTGCGTCAGCGACGACGCAAAATCGTCCCACTCGCTGACGAGCATTTCAAACGAGCCCGTCCCGACGCCGTAACCCTCGGTGCGGCCGACCAGGACCACTTGGTTACCCTGGACGATGCCCGGATCTTGGGTGGCGTCGTAATTGATACTCATAAAGACGCCTTTGGGGATGTCGTTACCGTCCATATTCACGGTGATCGAGGTAAACGAATACCGATTACCGTTGATCGCGGTTTGCTGCGCCATGGCTCACGCCCTTTGTGTCGACGGTGTTGGGAAAGCGAGACGCGCGGCGCTTACGCCTGGACGGCGAGGCCGATATTGACGACGACGATGCGCGCGTAGGCGAACGGCTGCACGGCGACTTGGATGATCAAGTTGCCATCGGCCAGGATGTTATGGGTGCGGCTCACCTGCACGCCCACGGCGACCGCATCGGCCGGTTGCGTGTCGACCATGGCGGTTTCGAGGGCGGATTTCAGCATTCCCTCGATCTGCTGTGCCTTGCGCTCGGTGATGACACCGGGGAGCCCGTTGCGCGTAGTCGTGGGGATCTTCGACAGCACAAGCGGCAACGCATTCAGGCGAGCGATGGCGCACGCGCGATCGATGACGCGGGCATTGGTGAGCGGGAAATAGTCGGACGTGGGCGTGGTGCTCGTGTGCCCGTCCGTCATGTAGATACCGTTGGCGCCCGCGCCCGTGAACGTGCGCATGCACGTGATACCCGCCGCGTCGAAGGCGGGCGTGGCGTTTTCGTCGCGAATGAGCGACACAGCGCCCGCGATCCCGCCATCCTGCACGGCGCCGATGTTCTCCGAGGCCTCGTGCGAGCTGGAACGGCCAACCGCCGCCCACATGGCATTACGGCGAAAGCTGAGGCCCGTAACCGGGGACGTCATCACCCAATCGCCCGCGCACCCCACGACATGCGGCGCCGAGATACCCGCGCGCGCCGCCACCACGACGCTATCCGTGTCCGCCGCGTCCACGGTGATGCCGCCAACGTTCGGCAGCACGGTACCGATCGTGGGGCACCCGTTGAACATGCGGACGTACACGCCAGCGTTGAAAAGAGTCAACGATTGCGTTTCCAGCGATGCGCATTGCGTCGCCCACGCCGCCGCCGATGCATTGGAGGCAACCACGGCAGCCATGGAATAAGTGGCTTGCGCGAGATACGTAGTCGTCAGGGCGGTGAATGCCGCCGTCAGGTCGGACGTGTTGGGGCTTGGGCCCGCCGCGCTAAACGCATAGGTGTCATTGACGACGAAAGCGCCCGCGAACGTCGCGACGATACCCGTGTTAGGGATCGCGTACGCGCCGCCCGCCGGAGTGATGATCGTGGCGCTCGTGTTGGCCGTCGCCGCGTTCGCGCCGTAATCGAGCGCGTACGTAAACTGGGCCGTGCCCGGGCTTCCAGCCGTGGTGATCGTCAGGAGCGGCGTAAAGTAGTCCACGGGGCTTGCCGTGAACGTGGGGATCACCGGGCCCGAGCCCTGGGGGTGCGTGACGGCGCCCAGGGTCGAGATCACGTAAATATCGGGCGTGACCGCACTAATATACGTACCGGCCACAAACACGACGTTGCAATAGGTGCCGCCGACGAAATACCCGGTGGTAGACCACGACGCCGCCGACGTCACCGGGGCCGACGCGGTACCGCTACCGAGGGTAAACGTAAACTGCGCGGTCCCGAGGGTGCCACCGGCAACGCACGTGATGGTAATCGACACGTGCGGCGCAAGGGTGAGCGTTACCGTGCCCGCGCCCGTGCCCACGTGCGTAACGGCGCCGACGCCGCCGCGCGTGGTCGTATTCGTTGGCATTACCATCACTGGCGTGCCACTCACGCTGAGGCCATAGCCCGCCAATTCCACCAATTCGCCGCCAATGGCGGCACTTCCGCTCAAAGCGCTTTGGAGTGTCGTAATATCGCCGTAGGTGGAAAGCGTGTTATTGGCGCCGCTAAGCGACGGCCCGAGATATACAACCGTTTGCTCATTCGACGGCGCCTGTAGCGCCAAATTGCCGTCGAGAACGTTAATTTTGACGCCAGGAAGGGCCATAACGGTCTACCTCCAGGGTCGCGACGTGCGCGGCCCGGTCGGGAATCGCTGGGATGGTGGAAGCGGCGCGGAGGGGGATTAGCGGCGCAGCAGCTTGCGGATCTCGGACGTCATGGCCGCGTTGAATGCGCGCTGCCATGTTTGGCCGAGGCCGAACGCCTCGACGGGGAACATTTCGCGCGGGTCAATGCCGCGCGTCGTCCCGTATTGCTGGAAATGGCCGTACACGGCGCTATTGACGAAGCGGAACCCTTGCGCGTCGGCTTGCACGAGGCGCCACCCGTTGCGTAGGTCGCGCGTCTTTTGCAGCATCGGCCAGGGGTAGTGGTGTTTGCGCTGGCGCCAGCTTCCGCCGTAGGGGTCGCGGAAGCCCGAGAAACTATCGTCGATGAGCTTGCGCGCCGTCCCGGCCAGGTGGAGCGAGAGATCCGCGCGCCATGCGGGATCGCGCATCGCTTCTAACCTTGCGATCAACGCGTTTACGCCGGCCATTATCGGCGCCTGACGCGGGGCGTGATGACAGGGGGCACGATGATAACGTTCACATCGGGCACGACGGTGACCTCGTCAATCACCACTTCCGTGGGCGGCGGCAACACAACCGGGATCGTGAATTGGACCGTCAGCACGTAGGCCCGGCCAAAGCGGCTCACAGCGTTTTGGCCGACCACTTCCCAGCGCCCGCCCATGACCTTGTAGACGATCCCGTACGTCACCGTCGACGCGTCCGAGTACGACGCAAGCTGGTATTGCAGCGCGCCCAGCATGAGCGCGCGGAGATCTTCGATCGCGTCGGTGTGATCGATGGCCGATTGATTGGCCAAATCGCTGGCCGCGTTCCACAGCCAAAACTCGACCATTTCGTACGTTTCCCAAGACATGTACGTGTTGGGATCGAGCCCTTGCGCGTAACCGGGCGAGGAAAACGTACCGCCCTTGGGCGTCATGACGACGAGTGGCAGCGTGTACCGCTGCATATTGATTTCCTCGTCGCCGAACACAACCGACACGCCTTGCATGTACGGCGACGTTTGCACGGCCGTAAGGATCCGCTTGAGCGCGCCGGCCATCACGTCACAGTGACGGGGACGGTGACGGACACCCCGAGCACGGCGGCGGTTACCGTCGTGCTACCCACGCCCGTCGCCGTCAGGAGCCCGTAAATGTCGACGGTGACGACGCTGGGATCTCCAGTCGACCACGCCGTAAGCGTCGTCAGGAGCGACGTAGCGCCGCCTGCGAACGTGCCGACGGCGGTAAGCTGCAACGTCTTACCGATGTTGGAGCCCGCGCGGGGCACGCCGCGATAGCGGAGAAACAGCGTCAAATCGATCGACGGTAGCGGCGGCTGAATCGCCACCGATTGCAGCGAGGAGCGCGGGCGATCGATCTCTTTGGCGATCATCGTGTACCCGAACGCGCGATCCTGCTCAAAGGTGACTTGGACGCATTCGCGTAGGTAGCCGTCATCCCCGACGAGCGCGACGAGATTTTCCACGGCGCCTGTGTCGCGATTTGGCCACAGACGGAGTTGCTCCGCGAGGTAGCCGCCGCTTCCGCTCGCGGTCGTATAGCGGGGGGTGATCTTGTCGACGCGATACATGTTGCCGACGATCACACCGCTATTGATCGCCTTGTACTCGACCTCGGTAGCCGTCAGATCGCGCGACGTGATATCGCGGACGCGCGGAGGCGGGGTTAACATGATGTCGTGGTTGGTGGCGGTACCGATGCCCGCTTGATTGCCCGTCCACACGCGCCGCCGCACCGTCACAGCGAAGCGCCGGATCCCGAAGATCTGGGGAAGATTGCGCAGCGTATCAGCGACGGGGAGAAGTTGATCGCGGAGGGTACCGGCCATTAGGTCAACACCACTTCGTCAGTACCGCCGCCCGGGGCTGGTGCACGCGGGATTTTGAGCACCATGGACAGCTGATCCTTCCAATACTCAGAAACGCGCGTGAGCGAGCGGAACGCATATTCCGCGTCGATCTTGACCTCGCCCACTAGCTCCGTTGCTTGGCACTGCAGCAACACCTGTTGCTGGATCGTCGTTTCGATCTGCATCAGGTTGGGCAAGATCGTGTTGCGCACGTAGCCCTCGCCCCACGTCGGATCGAGGTTTTGCTGTACGACATCTTCGAAAACGAGCGCGATATCGAAATAGGGACGCGCCGACGCGAGTAGGTTCGAATAGCCGAGCCAAAACTTGCACTGTTGGATCTCGGCCGTCGAAAGTGCCATTGGTTTTTACTCGTCGTCAGGGGTGATGTATCCGCCCGAGTAGGCGCGCGTCTGCGCTTTCTGCAACATGTCGCGCTTGATCCATTCGATGTCCTGGGCGCGCGCGGCGTTTTCCCGACGGCGCTTATCTTCGTCGGGCTCGCGCTTGCCCATTTCTTTTTGGATGAGCGCGATATTGGCAGCGTGCGCGCTCGCATGGGCGCGGCGCTTGTCGTCATCGGGCGGCGCGGGATCACGATGGGTGGCCGCTTCGATCTCGGTCTTGAGGGCCTCGATCGTCTCGGCTTGGATCGCTTGCTCACGCACGCGACGGCTGGCCGCGTCCGCCTCTTTACAGTTGGACGGTCGCATCGATCACCGCGCCCGATCCGATCACGGTACCGGTCGTGGTATAGGCCACGCGCAATTGTTTGACGCCCGGCGCGAGTACGGTAATCGCAAGATTCGTTGACGACGCAAGCGTACCACTCGCGTACGACCCGCCCGCCGCGAACACGGTCCCCCAAGTAGCGCCATCGGGGTTAAGCGCCTGCACGGTGAATACTCCGTTCGTCAGCGATCCAAGCGTAAACTTGATATGGAACGTAACGGCCATATTCGCGGACTTTTGGATCAGCGAAACCGGATTGCTGTTTCCCGACGCCGCCAGCGGCGACGTATTCATCACTTGCGGCATAACGAAGGGAAAAGACGGCATCGGTCTACCTCAGCGATTGCAGATCAAAACGGGCGGCCCGACACCATGCCGGGCCGCCCGGAAACGAACACGCCGCTTTACGTGGTAAGGATTTCCTGCACGAAGGTTTGATCGGCGGGGGCGAACCCCTCGAAAGCCAACCAACCAAACTTGGCGAAACGGCCGCCGTCGTCGTTCTTGTCGCGGACCGCCTTCGCGTCCATCGAAACAGCCCACGCAAGCGCCATGGGCGCGACCACGAGCGCCTTGTAACCCGTCTGATTCGAGCCCGCGCCCAAGTTGGTCACAACGGGCATGCGCTGGGATTCGACGAGGTTAACGTTTTCGACGGTGCCGGCGTAGCCCGGAAACAGGATGTTATATCCCTGGAAAAATTGCGCCTGCTGACGGTAGCCGGGGTCGTTTTTCAATTGCTGAATCTGGTGCGGGTGGAACACGCCCACGTAGCGACCATCAAAGCCGATGCCGGGGACGTTGCGAGTCTTGAGTTGCTCGACAGACTTGGGAACGAGATCGAGACTCATCGGCTCGTTACCGCTGCCGACAAAAGCGGCATTGCTGGCGACGTCGCCGCCGCGCGTGACTCCATTGGTATTCGCTTCCGCCATGCTCGCGAGGTACGAAATAATCGTATCGTCGACAAACTTGTACCGATCGCGGCGCAGCTGGTTACCGATATCCGCCAAGAGATCGTGCTTGGCGCGATGCTGGGCGAAGAGGCTGAGCGAGATCGGCGCCGGCGCACCCGTCGCCGTGTCGCCCGGGCCAACGTGCTCGTACACCGTCACATCGATCTGGTCGCGAGTGATCGGCTGAGTGTTGGTAAAGAGCTTCGACGTCGGCGCGAGGCGACGATTGGCCAGCGTCGTCAAGCCGTCGGTGAAGCGCGGACGATCCACCTTGAACGTGGTCCCGGGCCCTTTGGACGCGTCGCGGATGAAATAGAACATTTCATCAAACGCGAACGGCTGGCCGGCAAGCATCAAGGGGCCGCCCATGCCGCTCGACATGGCGGCATCGGTGTTTGCAGCCATGCCGGATTGCGCGATCCGGCCCTCCTGTAGCTGCAACATGGCCAGGTTGTAGGAATCCATTGCCGCGAGTTGCTCACGCGCGAGACCGGCATAGGCCCAGCGCGCGAACACGAATTGTGGATCGGGCACGATCAGAAGTTGATCGGTGAGGATGTCCGTAAATTCGGCGGCGAGAATCAGATCAGTAGCGGGAACGTCGGCCATAGCGGCCTACCTTTCGATTAGGGGCCGCCGCCGAACGCGCGCAGCCGTGCCCCTCGCGCGAGGAGGCGCGACGACGGCTACGGCTGTGAGATTTCGCGTTGCGAAGCGGAAGGCGGGGTTACTTGGTGGGGCGTTGCTCCTCGATCGTGCGCCGGTGATGCTGGTAAAACTGCGCAGCCGCGAACGATTGGCCCGCGTCCTTCATGGACTTCCATTGTTCAAAGTGATTCAGCGTGCCGACGGGCTTGGGTGCGGCGGGCTGCGCTTGCGCCATCGTCGTGGACGGGGCCGCCGCGCGCTTTTCCGTCGCCTTGATCTCCTCGGTGGCCACTTTGGCCTGCGCCGGGGTAATCAGACCGTTGCGCTTCCACAGGTTGATCATGTCGAGGCGCGCCTGTGGATCGTCGATCTTCATGTCCACAAGCGATTTTTGCGCGGACTCGGGAAGCGCATCGAATTCGCGATCGGCGT